AGATGCGTTTGATTATCTTGATCCTAAAGTATGGGAGCAGGCCATACCGTCTTTAGGGCAAGAACATGGGGTGACTATTGAGGCAGTGCGGGAAGCGGCCATGATTTCTGACCCTGCCATATTTACGCGTGAATGGTTAAACGTGTGGCCTGCGCAAGAGTCTATTCAAGTTGTGCCTACCGATTTGTGGGATCAGTTAGAAAACACTTCGTTTACGCTCACTGACCGTATCGTGCTGGGTGTTGATATTACGCGTGAACGCCATAAAGCGAGTATCGCCGCCAGTGGGCAAGTACGTGGAATAACACCAGTAGAGTTAATTGAGAATCGAGAAGGTACGTCTTGGCTTATGCCACGACTTATAGAGTTAGCAATCAAATGGAAAGCGCCAGTGGTGTTAGATGCCGGTTCTGCCGCAGGTACTCTTATTCCGCATTTAGAAAACGCTGGTATTCACGTTATCCCCGTCGGGATGCGGGAGTATGCTAGAGCTTGTGGTGATTTCTATGATGCTGTTATGGGAAGAACTATTACCCATTTGGGTGATCCTTTGATGCGTAACGCTATTCTTGGTTCGTCACGTAGACCGTTAGGTGAAGCGTGGGCATGGTCAAGGCAAGGCATTACAGATGTAACCCCATTGGTGGCGGCCACGCTTGCTAGGTGGGGTGCTGTTTCAACTGTTGAAGAAAAACCTAAACCAAGGAGCCAAGTATTTTGATAGCACTCATTTTGCAAGCATTAGGCGCGTTTACTATTACTGTTGCCGCATGGCGTATAAATCCTGCGGTATCATTGGCAGTGGGTGGTATTTCACTTATTCTTTTCGGTATCGCTTTTGAGAAGCCGAAGGACGGACGGTAATATAAATGCTCGGTAATCTTCTCAAACGAGCCTTAGCTCCCCAGGCAACTACATACCAGGGTTCCGGTGGCTGGGCTAATAGTATGGGTCAAGTAGGGAGATTTGGTGATGGCGGTAACTGGGCTGGCAGTCTTGTCAATGAAGAGTCTACTTTGGGTGTTCCTGCTCTGTTTCGCGGTATCACTCTTATTTCAGATGCGATTGCTGGCCTACCTTTACACGCGTACCGTGATACCACTCTTATAACCCCTACCCCTAGTTTATTGCTTCGACCTAATCCACCAGAAACACGTATAGAAACTATTTCTACTATGGTTTCTACTTTATTGGTGCATGGTAATTATGTAGCTGTTCTTGGTGATGCCACTTCTAACGGGTATCCAGATAATATGTATCCCGTCCACCCTGACCGCGTTTCTGCCCAACGAGTAAACGGTCGCATTATATATAAAATAGATAACACGCCTTACGACCAGGCAGAGATATTTCATATTAAACTTTATTGTAGACCTGGTGACATTTTCGGGCGTGGCGTTCTCTCTACTCAGCGCCAGTCACTTAGTACCCAGATTGCTTTACAAGAATACGCGGCCAAGTATTTTGATACGGGCGTAACCCCATCTGGCGTATTGAAATCGTCTAACCCTGATCTAAACCAAGAAGAAGCAGAATTACTTAAAGCCTCTTGGATGCGCACCTATGGCCGCAAGTCACGGGAACCCGCAGTACTTAACGCCACTACCGAGTTCCAGGTATTGTCAGACAATGCGCAAGAATCGCAGTTAATCGAATCGCGCACCTTTCACCTCACCGAAGCCGCTAATATGCTTGGCCTTCCTGGCGTATATCTTGGCGCGCCCAACTCGTCACGTACTTACTCAAATATCGAGCAGGAAAACTTACAGTTAGTGCGTTGGACTCTTGCACCTATCGCTAACCGTATTGAGCAAACCTTCAGTGACTTTATTCCGCGTGGACAAATGGCGCGCTTTAACTTTGATGGCCTCCTACGCGCAGATACCTTTACCCGTTATCAAGCCCACCAGATCGCTTTACAGAATGGGTTTATGACAATAGATGAAGTACGCGCACACGAATACCGAGATTCGTTAAATAATCCAGAAGATCAACCCGAAATAATTGGAGAAAACTAAGATGGAAACTCGCGCTTTTGAGAACATGGATTTAGAGGTACGCGCTGACGGTGACGGCCGTACTATTTGTGGGATTCTAGTTCCATATAATGTTGAGCAACGTATCCACGCCAGCCTCACCGAGGTATTCCGTAAAGGCGCTTTTGCTGACGTTATCCGCGCCGCCCATAGGGTTAAACTTTTATCCGGTCACGAAACCCGCAAATTTCCTTTAGGCCGCGCGACCATGTTACGTGAAGAAGAAAACGGGCTTTACGGTGAACTTAAAATAAGCAAAACCCGCGCAGGTGATGAAGCCCTGGAACTTATTAAAGACGGTGCGCTAGATCAGCTCTCTATCGGATTTCAGCCGTTAAAAGATACTCGCCGCAAAGACGGTGTAGTGGAACGCCTCAAAGCCCACTTGGCAGAAGTGAGCCTGGTTACTTTTGGTGCTTACGGTGACCTTGCCGCAGTAAGCGCAGTACGTGATATAGAAGAAACACCTAACATGGCCGCCGCTCGTCATATTCTAGAAGCACTAAAAAAGTAACTGGATTTAATCTAGTCACCTAGTACCCTAATCATTAGAGTACAATTACTGTTAGCAGAATATAAAAACTCACACCCCTAACCAGGGCAGTACGGACACCCCGCCTTAGGCGACACCTCCAGACGCTAGGTAAGACACCTGAGAAAAAAATCAGACCCTACCTATTTTGGAGTGAAAATATGTCTACTTTTCTTGACTCTTTGCGCGCCAAGCGTGACGAAAAAACTGGCCTTATCGAGGCTATCGTTACGCGTGCCGCAGAAGAAACCCGTGATCTTACCGAAGTTGAATTAACCAATGTTCAAGCCATTGACCTTGAAGTTAAAAAAGTTGATGAGCGTATTGAGCAGATGGCAGATATCGAAATCCGCAACGCTAAAGCCGCTGACCTTGCCGCTAAAGTTGATGGCGTAGAAACCCGTTCAGTTGCACCAGCTCGCGTTACTTATGAGGAACCTACCTACCATGAGCGCGGTACTCACCAATTTTTGGCTGACGCTATGGCCGCAGAATTCGGTGGAGCATACGAGGCACGCGAACGCATTAACCGTTACCAAAACGAAGTACGCCTAGAGAAGCGCGATAGCACTTCGTCTAACTTCGCTGGCCTTGTAGTTCCACAATACTTGGTAGATCAGTTTGCGCCGCTTCGCCGCGCAGGCCGTCCAACGGCTGACCTTTCAACCATGCGCCCACTTCCTGCCTCCGGCATGACCGTAAACCTGGGTCGTCTTACAACTGGCGTAACCACTTACGTTCAATCTTCTGAGAACACCCCAGCAACAGAATCAAGCCCAGACGATACCCTCTTGACGGTAAACGTTCGCACCATTGGTTCCATGTTTGACCTTTCCAAGCAGGCCGTTCTTCGCGGTACTGGCGTGGAGGATCAAGTTATCGGTGATGCGATTCGCTCGTATCACTCCAAACTTGACTCTATGATCATTAACGGTGACGGCACTTCTGGCGATCACCTTGGTATCCTCTCAACCACTGGCATTAACGCCACCACCTACACGGATGCAAGCCCAACGTTTGCCGAGTTCTGGCCTAAGTTGGTTGCCGCGATCACAGACGTAACCAGCAACTTCTACGGTTCCGCTAATGCAATCGTTGCCCACCCATCCCTTATCGGTTGCTGGCTTCGTGCGCTTGATTCCTCTAACCGTCCATTGGTAGTGCCAACCGCTGGCAACCCAGTAAACGCGCCAGGATCATACGACCGCCCAGCCTATAACTCGAACCTTCAACTTCTTGGGCTTCCAGTTATTGCTGATGCCAATATGCCGACTAACCTTGGTGCAGGCACAAACCAAACAGCGGTAATCGTTGGTGACTTCAACGAGGCTTACCTCTGGGAAGATGCCGGTTCGCAACCACTTTATGTGCGCTTTGAGCAACCAGATGGCAACGTAGCTATCCGTACCGTTGTCTTTGGCTTCTCAGCATTTACCGCTGGCAAGTACCCTGCCGCATTTTCCGCCATCACTGGTACTGGTCTTATCACCAGCACTTGGGCATAACTGAAATAAGGAGACACCAGG